CGGTGGTTTATTGAAATACCTAAAGATTGTTAACGAAGGATTAAGATTCTTTAACCAACAAGGTAGGAGACCGGGTAGTGCCGCCATTTACATTGAACCTTGGCATAAAGACATTATAGATTTACTTGAAATCAAAAAGAATACGGGAGCAGAAGAATTGAGAGCAAAAGATTTGTTTACCTCAATTTGGTTACCGGACAACTTTATGAATGCGGTTAAGAACAATGATGATTGGTACTTATTCTGTCCTAACGATATTGTTAAAGCAGGTATTAAACCATTACAAGAAGCTTACGGTGATGAGTATGAATCAAACTACAACAAAGCGGTTGAACTTGGACTTGGTAAAAAAGTGAAAGCTCAGACAATTTGGAATAAAATTATTGAATCTCAGGTTGAAACAGGTGTTCCTTACTTATGTTCTAAAGATAGTGCCAACAGAAAGACAAATCATCAAAATATTGGGGTAATTAAACAATCTAACCTATGTAATGAGATTTACCAATACACCGATGAAACTACTACAGCTATCTGTACATTATCGTCTATGGTATTGAAAAACTTTATTGTTAAAGGTGAGTTTGATTTCAAATTACTTTATAGTGAAGTTAGAAAGGTTGTTAGAGCACTTAACAAAGTTGTTGACATTAATAGTTACTCAACAGAACAAGGTAGAAAAGGTGGTTTAGAACAAAGAGCGATTGCGATTGGAACTCAAGGTCTTGCTGATGTATTTTTCTTAATGGATTATATCTTCACATCTGAAGAGGCAAAACAATTAAACAAAGAAATCTTTGAAACAATCTACTTCGCGGCAATCACCGAGAGTATGGAATTATGTAAATCAGGTGAATACAAACCATACAAATTCTTTAAAGGGTCGCCAATGTCAAAAGGTACATTCCAATTTGATATGTGGGGGTTAGATTACGAAGGGTTAGGTAGAATGTGGGATTGGGATTCACTTAAATTGGAAGTATCCAACCACGGGGTTTGTAACTCGTTATTTACGGCTCAGATGCCGGTAGCATCTTCAGCTAAGATTACAGGTTCATTTGAAATGACTGAACCGGCTCACTCGGCATTATTTAATCGTCGTGTAGTTGGGGGAGAAATTTTAATTGTTAACAAATACTTAATTAATGATTTTGAGAAAATTGGTATTTGGTCTGAAGATTTAAAAAATGAAATCATTATGAATGAAGGGTCAATACAAAATATTAACTTTAATAATTACCTTGACCAAGAAGATAAAAATTTTAATTCCAAAGTACAAAACAATTTGGGAGATATCTCAAAGAGAACTTATTGATATGGCGGCTGACAGAGCACCATTCATTGACCAATCACAATCAATGAATATCTATATGTCCAATCCAACACTATCAAAGATATCATCATCACACTTCCATTCGTGGGGTAAAGGATTAAAAACACTTTGTTATTATGTTAGAACAAAGGCGATATCAACCGGAGCTAAACACTTAGCTGTGGACATATCAAAAGTTGGTCAATCAAAACCAATTGAGAAACCAAAAGTTGAATTGACACAAAAACCAACTGATACGGAATTTGAATGTTTCGGATGTGGTTCTTAATTGAATTAAAATAATTATAACAATAATCACGACTTTGGTCGTGATTTTTTATTTTACTCTATTTATAAGAAATAATTACGACACTATATTTATAGTTATGGCAGATGGAACAACATATGGTTTAACTTTTCCTTTCAGAGAATCTTTTGATGGGAAATACTTAGATTTATCAGATTATAATGACCAAGAGATTAGGTCTAATTTAATACACCTTTTATTAACAAGAAAAGGTAGTAGATATTATTTACCGGATTTTGGAACAAGATTATATGAATTTATTTTTGAACCATTGGATGGGCCAACATTTTCAGAAATAGAATCTGAAATACGAGAATCCGCGGGGAACTATTTACCGGGGATAACAATAACTAACATTAGTATCCAAGCGGCCTCAGAAGGTAGTGAAGATAAAGGTAGTTATATTAATGATAATGATGAGAGAGTATATCGGGTACCAAATATGTCAAATAAAGAACATACAGCGAAAGTTAAGATTGATTATACCATCAACAATGATGTGTTTAATAGTAGTGACTTTGTAATTATTAATATATAAAATTATGGCAAACAAAAAAATTTCCTACACAACAAGGGATTTCCAATCAATTAGAACTGAGTTAATTAACTTCACTAAAACTTATTATCCGGATACTATTCAAAACTTTAACGATGCGTCCGTTTTTTCTGTATTATTAGATTTAAACGCTGCGGTAACGGATAACCTACAATTCAATATTGATAGGAGTATTCAAGAGACAGTTCTCCAATATGCTCAACAAAGGTCGTCAGTTTTTAATATAGCAAAAACTTATGGATTAAAAGTTCCGGGTATGAGACCATCGGTTGCTTTAGTTGATTTTTCAATTACAGTTCCCGCTTTTGGAGATAAAGAAGATTTAAGATATTGTGGTATTCTAAGAAGAGGGTCACAAGTTAATGGAGCCGGACAAGTCTTTGAAACTGTTTATGATATTGATTTCTCATCACCTATTAATGGTGAAGGATTTCCAAATAGACTAAAAATACCTAATTTTGACTCAAATAATAAATTATTAAACTATACTATTACTAAACGAGAAACAGTTGTTAATGGAACAACAAAAGTATTTAAAAAAGTGATAACACCTAATGACGTTAAACCTTTTTATGAATTATTCTTACCGGATAAAAATGTGTTAGGTATAACAAGTGTTTTATTAAAAGATAGCACACAGTATACTAATATACCGTCAGTTCAAGAGTTTTTAGGGTTAGATAATAGATGGTATGAAGTGGATGCTTTAGCGGAAGATAGAGTCTTTGTTGAAGACCCAACAAAAGTATCGGATTCTCCGGGTATTAAAGTAGGGAAATATATTCAAACAAGTACTAAGTTTATTAGTGAATTTACACCTGAAGGGTTTTTAAAAATTACTTTTGGGGGTGGTTCACAGTCTGCTGATGAACAGTTAAGAGAGTTCGCTAGAGATGGTTATCAATTAAATCTATATAAGTATTCCAACAACTTAGCGTTAGGTAGCACTTTAAAACCAAATACAACACTATTCATACAATATAGAGTTGGTGGTGGTGTTGGTAGTAATATTGGTGTAAATGCTATTACTCAAATAGGTACAGTATCGTTCTTTGTGAACGGACCGTCAGATAGTATTAATACGACTGTTATAAATTCGTTAAGATGTACAAACGTAACTGCGGCAATTGGGGGTGCTAATTATCCAACAACTGAAGAGGTTAGAAATTTAGTTTCATATAACTTCTCATCTCAAAAAAGAGCGGTAACGGTAAATGATTACGATTCAATAATCCGAACAATGCCGTCTCAATTTGGAGCTCCGGCAAAAGTATCCATAACAGAGAATAATAATAAAATTATTGTTCAAATGTTATCATATGATGAAACAGGTAGACTAACAGAGGTTATTTCAAATACTTTAAAGAATAATGTTGCGAATTATTTATCAAATTATCGTATGATAAATGATTATGTATCAATACAAAGTGCTAATGTTATTGATTTAGGTTTTAATATTGATGTTGTTTTAGATAACACACAAAATCAAGGAACAGTTATTTCTCAAATTATTACAATTGTTTCGGAGTATTTTAATCCGGAAAATAGACAAATGGGTGAAAATGTTAATATTTCTGAATTAAGAAGATTAATACAAAGTGAAAACGGTGTGATTTCAGTGTCTGATATTCAAGTCTTTAATAAAGTTGGTGGGCAATATTCGTCATCTCAAACATCTCAACGATATATTGATAGTACAACTCATCAGATAGAGTTAATTGACGATACTATCTTTGCAGAACCAAACCAAACTTACCAAATAAAATATCCTAACAAAGATATTAATATTAGAGTTAAAAATTTAAAAACGGTTAATTTCTCTTGATAATTTAAATGGGATTCTCTATTTTTAATAGATGGATTATATTACAGATATTTTAACTTTCATTAAAGGATATAACGGAACTTGGTCTCAATGCTTTGTTGCGGGATTATACCTTAATTTCAGATTGATTTGTTCTTTTATTATTTTTTTGATTTTTTTTAATCAAATTAGGGGAACTAAAAAAGTAACAAAATTTCAAATTTTTTTATTAATAATTGTCGGTTCTTTTATTGATTCAGATTTTAGAGACTTTACCGAAAGAAGAAAATTAGAGATAATACAACATCCTCAAGATTATTTCAATAAAAATACCAAAAACTTAATTATAGTTGTTGAAGGGTCAATAGGTCCATTCAAAGATGTGTCAGGCCCCAACGAGGTTCAGATTGATATTTCTAAAACAAGAGATTTAGATGGTTTGGGGTTAGTTGAAAGTAAAGTTGAGACTAAAGAAAATACTGTTATTACTTATCTTGGGACAAATAATTATAATTTAACTTCTGAGGAAGTTTTTAAAACTGTAAAATATTTTAGGTTATTTAACCCAACAGGTAAAGTTGTTCTTATTGGACATAGTATTGGTGGATATAATGTTGTCCAAGTATTAGATAATTTAAAGAAGGAAAATATTGGTGTAGACTTAGTTATTTTCTTAGACAGTGCTAACCAATTAGATAATAACTATGACTATCAAATTAAAGATAATGTTGATTACGCTATAAACTTTATGTCAGTTAAATGGTCTGACAATATGATTTTCTTTACCAATTCAGGGGGTAGAGTGTCTTTATCTAAAGGTAATCAAAGAACTAAAGTTGTTAATATTGATATCCCTAACACAACTCACACATCTATCGATAACACTGTTCACAAATATGTTATTAGTATTGTTAATAATTTTTTAGAAAAAAAATCAAACCCTATTGATTTTGTTAAACAATATAAGTTTAAACCATAATTTATTTTCAAAAAAAATGTTTTATCTTTTAAAAATGGTATATAAACTATTTATTAAAAAAGATAAAAATGTCAAAATCTTATAGAATAAGAACAAAGGTCGGTGTTGACACTTCAGTTAAAGTATTAATTGACCAAGAGTTCGAACATTTAGAAATATTATCCTTAAAAATATTACAAACAGACATCTATACTAGACAATGTGCTGATTATGGTGTTATTGTTGGACGTGTTAGTGTTAATAATGGATTTGGTGTTCCAAATGCCAAAGTATCTATCTTCATACCTTTAGATAGTAAAGACCAAGCTGACCCAATTATTTCTGAGTTATATCCGTATAAATCATTGTTAGATAATAATGATGATGGTTATAGATATAATTTACTACCCTATAAACCATCATATAGTGCTCACGTTCCTACCGGGACATTTTTCACTAGAACGGATGTTTTAACTAATCCAACTTTAATTGAAGTTTACGACAAGTATTATAAATATAATGCGGTTACAAACGATAGTGGTGATTATATGATTTTTGGAGTTCCTGTTGGCGCTCATCTAATTGTTTTAGATGTTGATTTATCTGATATTGGTGAATTTTCATTATCACCTCAAGATTTGATTAGAATGGGTATTGCGACAGAAGCTCAAGTATCCGGAACAAATTTTAAATCATCAAATAATTTAAGAGAATTACCACAAATTGTATCGGTTAATAGAAGTGTTGAGGTAGAACCATTATGGGGACAACCTGAAATTTGTAATTTAGGTATAACAAGAACAGATTTTGATTTAAGTAGTGAGGCGAATGTTGATATTCGACCAACATCTATCTTTATGGGTTCAATAATTTCTGACTCAGATACTAACGCATTAAAATCAAATTGTAAACCAACTAATAGGTCAGGATATCAATGTAGTTTAACTACGGGTCCCGGTGAAATATTGGCAATTAGACAAACAATACAACAAGACTCTAACGGATTACCTATTCTTGAAAATTTTAGTTTAGAGGGTGGTGGTAAAGTTATTGATGAAAACGGTACTTGGTTGATAGATGTCCCAATGAATATGGATTACTATACAACTAACGAGTTTGGTGAACAAGTTCTCTCAAATGACCCTGAAGTAGGTATTCCAACTAAAGCGAAATATAGATTTAAAGTAAAATGGTCTCAATCACCATCATTATCGGAACTTACTAAAAGAGCTTATTTTTTAGTACCAAATATTAGAGAATATAGTACCAATCAATTTGAATCGTATGCTTTTAGTGTTGATTGGAATGATTATGGGAATAGTCAAATGATTCAAGACGCAATAAATTGTGATGATAAGTTTTACATAATGCAGTATAATAAAGTTTATACTGTATCTGAATTTATATTCAACCATAGAGGAGGTAGTGGAAGTGAAAGATATGTCGGTATTAAAAATATCTTAGAGGAATCTTGTGAAACTGAAAATAATAAATTTCCAACAAATGATGGTAATTTTAGGTTCGACATACTATACATAATTTTTATGTTTTTCAGTATTATACTTACGCCGGTATTCTTTGCGTTAATATTGATAATGCACATTTTATATTTTGTTGTGTGGTTATTAAGACTTATAGTTGTACCTGGATTAATTGTTTGGTGTGCTATTAGTATTATTAACTACGGTTTATTGATTATTGGTTGTGTTCCATATGCTTTAGGGATGATTGCGGGGTATTTGGCTATGATAGTTATATATATAATATTAGGACTTCTTTTGGCGTATATTTTAAGACTGTTATGGAAACTTGACTTAAAAGGTATAAAAGCTCCTATATTAACATATCCGGATTGTAACCTTTGTAATTGTGAACAAGGACAAAGTGTTAATGAAAACCCTGAGGAGGATGAAGGAGAGACTGATGAAAAAGAATTAGTTCCCTGTCCAACAATATCGTCAGACCCTAAACCAATATCACCATTAAATGCTGGTTTACTAAGTGTTCCATTATCTACCTTTGCAACGTTTAAATTACCATCCTATAATGCTGAGACAAATCCAAATGGGTTTGCGGGTCAAAGAAAAGTTATTTTTGCTAACGATTTTGCGGGGTATCAATTTGATAATCAATATGGGTCATCCACTATTGGAGCACCTTACTTACAAAGTGAGGTTATTGCTGTGGGTGAAGGGGGGTCAAGTAAATCTTTTGGGTATGATTGGTTTACTAACGCACTACCAATGGCGGATAGAATTAACTTATTTAATGTTAAGGCAAAATATTTTAATAGTGGTACAACTAATCCGGGTGGTGGAGTTAATAGAATTAATGTTACTTTTGACGAAGCACGTAATCCGGGTAAATTTCATAAAGATAATACTGTTGTAATATTATGTGATAAATCAACCGCTAGAAGATTAGTTGCGGGAGAAATGTTGGCTTTTCAAAATCCGACTTTTAGTAAAGACCCAAATTTGACAGGTGGTATTAAAAATAAATTTAATAACCACGCAATTACAGGAACAACATATACAGGTAATACAACGGTGACAGTTAATTACGCAAATCCTACCGGTACTGGTAGTATGTTATCAACTACTTATAATGTTAGTGTGTTTGACCCGTTAGGTCCATATAGTGCTAAAACAACTACAAATACTCATAAATTCCCTATTGATATAGAATATTTCCAAGTAATTACTGCTATGACATACAGTAATTTTAGTGGTCAATGTGTAAATACTTTACCTAATTCATTAAATAAAAAATACTTTAGAAATGAGTCAACTTTGTTTCAATTGTCTTCAACTTATAATGGGACAAGAAATGATTGGACGGGTACTATTTTCTCACCATATTGTTATTATGAACCTAATTGTGATAATGGAGAACATCCTGACCCGAAACCGTTTGGGGTTCAAAAGTATGATTCGATGAACTATGTTAGAAACCGTAATGAAAACGTTGTTGTCATATTAAATAGAGGTGTTGACCCATATACCAGTAAAATACCAATTAAATATGGTATTGGTAAACTTTTTGGACATCAAAATGAAAGTGATGTTGAGATTAGTGGTTACTATAGAATGAATATTCCGATTCAAGGTAAATTTTTAAATATTAGCCACAATGAGGTAGATAGAGCTCCAATAGTTCCTCCACCGGCGTGGACACCATTACCAAGTGGTAGTACACCAAATTACGTAACTGGTTTAACTTGGACAAATGGTGGTTCACATACTGTTGGAGGTAATGTTAATACAGAAACAGGGTATGCAGCAGGTGGTCAAGAGTTATATTTTAACTCATTTTCTTATTCTGATAATCAAGTTGAGACTTGGCAGTGGGTAACAGGTTATACGAATGGATTAACAGCGTCTACTTGGACTCAAATGACATCTAGATTCTCAGGGTTTAATTCAAACTTAATTAGTTATTATTCTAACTTAGATAATCGTTCATTAGGTTATGCACCGAGTTGTAAAAATGCTCAACCTTTACGTGGGACAACTCAAACAAGTGATGATGCTCTATCGAAGGGACCTTATCCGAA